TGCGCGACCGCATCGCAAAATTCCGACACAGTACGAGTACCACGTGCGGTATTGCAACGACGGCAAGCTGTCACCAGATTCCCGTTTTCGTTATTACCGCCCTCGGAGCGGGGCGCTATGTGGTCGAGCGTCAGTCGGGCGCCATCCTCGACGCTAGCGCCGCAATAGGCACACGCTAGCCCGTCACGAAGATAGATGGCTAGCCGCCGTTCGTTTCGAATCCATTTCTGCCCGTTGTTGTTCATGTGTCTCCCCTTACTTATTGCGCCTGTGTGCACAGTCAACATGGGGATTATCTACTACTACGATTACTGTGTCAAGGTTATTCATAGCACTTTTTTGCGAGTTTTTAGGCCCTTGAAAATGCGAACATAAATAGAACAAGAAGGGTCAATTAGCTACGAAACAGAACAGAATTAGAACAGAATAGGCCTTCCCTGGTAAACATTCGGGGCGAGTGTTTGCCTGGCATTATGGCTAGCTGATAAAATCATAGCTATGGCTAATCCAAAACGACGTAAGGCCGCCACGCCCCGCAAGGCCACCATCAAACAAGAACGATTCGCTCGAGAGTACGTTCGTAATGGTGGGAATGGCGCTCAGGCCTACAGGGACAGCTACGATACCAACGGGTCCAGTACCAAAACGGCTACACGGGAAGCCGCTAGCCTAAAGATGGACCCCATCGTAGCCCCACTAATCGAGGAGACGCGTCAAGCCATAGCGGATGAATTCACTCTGTCACGCGCTGCAATCCTCCGCCAGATGGCCGAGAATCGAGACGCGGCGCTGTCGTTCAAGCAAGCTGCCCCGGCCGTTAGGGCCACCGAACTGCTAGGCAAGGAATTGCATGCCATGTTTGGTGAGCGAGTAGAGATTACCGCTCGCATCGAGACTCTTACAGCTACGCTCAAAGACGTCACGACCGATGAACTGCGCGCCTTACTCAAAGGGGACGCGGCCGATACTCCTGCCCTTGACGTAGGCGCTGAGGATGACACCACCCCATCATAGGCAAGGCTTTTATCACAGCTAGCAGTACCACCCCAGAGTCGTGAGATATAGCCAGCGCTGGGCGTCAAAGGATCAGGGTTCCCGTGCCAATGTCGCGGATTCCTTAGTCGCACGTTCCTTTATCGCGATTTCCTTAATGCCGGCAGCGTAACGCGGGCGGAGTCCCACCGCGTTCTTGGGGACTCCTAGTACCCCCGGAGAACCGTGGTTGGTGTCAAACGGCTCTTCCCCCGAGGAGTCCTATGGTGCTGCTTACCCCAAGAGTGTCTCCGGTTCTAAATACAGTGTAGTTACTGTGTGTTAAGGCTTAACATGCATGTGTTAAGGCTTAACGCCTAATAGTTAACTTATAATAGTTAACTCTTATAAGAGAGTTCTTATAAGAGCTCTCTTAAGAGTTACCTCTTAAGAGTTCTTATAAGAGTTAACTCTTAAGTTAACTCTCCTTCCGGCCCTTTTAAGGGGCCGGAGGAGGGGAGAAGAGAAGAGGGGAGTAAGAGAAGAAGAGAGTCTGAGAGAAGAGGAGAAGAGGGGAGAAGAGAGTTTTGGGGGTAATAGGTGCCTGGTTACAGTAAGAAGCAGCGTAAGATGATGGGTTCAGGGTTGGGTCTGACCAATCTGTCGGCCGGTGCCTGCCTTGAGGTCAATCTGCCAGATGGGGCGACATGGCACCAGTTTCGCCCAACCAAGAGAGATTCGCAATGGGAGAATGGCATCAAGTCACACGTAGCTGTGAAAATCAGTGCGAGGGGGAGGACGCCATGACAACTGCAACTACAGGGCAACGGAGAGTGTTGACCGTAGAGGAGTTCCGTGTTCAGAAGCTGGGCGGCAAAGTTGGGCGTAACGCATTGTACCTCGCCATTGAGCGCAACGAGGTGCCCCACGTACGCATAGGTAAGAAGATTTTCATCTTTGACGATGCCTTGGAGCAAATGCTCGGAAGCGCGTTGGTATGACGGTGAAACAGTTGAGGGGCTACGCTCGAAATCCATTGTGTGCTAGAATCTTGTTGGAGCTGTTCCATTCCGAGCGGCCTCCTTGGAGCGCCAACCAAACTTCATAGGGGAAGTTGGCGCTCTTTGCTATGAAGCACTCAAGGGCATCATCATTTACGGTGGTCATCACTTATGACTGCTCCTATCTTTGTTGCTGTTGTCTCTCTATACTCTCAGGTAGGTTAGGATAGCGGGCTCCGGGAGCTGAGATGTCCACCAAGACTACTGGAAAGCAGCCGAGTCAGCTTCGCTCGGGGAGCTCAAGAGAGGATGCTCGGATTATAGCCGGGTTCGAGCTGTCCTCCCGCAGCTTCCTAGACTTCCTCGACTGGGTTCTCATCATGGAGCCGCCCCAACCGCTGCTGGGCAAGGCGGGGGGCGCTGTGAAGTTCGAGTTGTGGCCCCACATTCTAGAGATGGCCCTCGCGCTCACCAGAGACCCGCTGATAGAGATACTGAAGGCCCGTCAGGTCGGCTTCTCCTGGACCGTCTCGGCCTACGCCGTCTGGCTGCTGCGCTTTCGCAACGGCTCCCGCATTATGGAGCTCTCCCAGGGGCAGCAGGAGTCCAAAGACCTGCTGTCCAAGGCGAAGTTCATCTACAAGCACCTGCCCGACTTGTGGCAACTGCCAATCGCGGTTGATTCCGCCTCCGAGTTCCGGCTGGAGGGCTCTGACTCCCGAATATTGGCCCTGCCGTCCACTGAGGACGCCGGTAGGGGCGAGACCGCCACGCTGGTGATTCAGGACGAGGCCGAGAGCCACGCGTACGCGGACGAGAACTACCTGGCCGTTAAACCCTCCATCGACACGTCAGGCGGCCAAATGGTCATCGGGTCCACCTCTAAGAAGACCAAAGCGGTGTCGTTGTTCAAGAACCTGTACCGAGGGTCGCCGGCCAACGGCTGGAAGACGCTGTTCATTCCCTGGCACGCCCGGCCCGGCAGAGACGCTAAGTGGTATGAGAACACCAAGCGGACGGCCGCGGATTTGCCAGAGGCTCAGGAAACGGGCGTCGCGCTCTATATGGAGCAGGAATATCCGAGCTCTTCTGAGGAGGCTTTAGCACCCTCTCGCGCCATCTCCGCCTTCGACCCCGACCAACTCACCCTCATGCTGGCCGACACTAAGCCGCCGGTGCGGCAAGAGGGCGTTATCAACATCTACCAAGAATGGCAGCCTCGGAAAGCCTACTGCTGCGGCTCCGACACTGGGCACGGCGTTGGGGGCGACTACTCCTGCTCCGTCATTATCGACCGGGACACCGGAGCCGTGGTGGCCGACCTGATGGAAAACACTATGGAGCCGGACGACTTCGCCTACACCAGTATGCAGATGCTAGAGCTTTACCACCAGCCCATATGGGGCATTGAGGACAACGACTGGGGCAGGTCGGTGATTGACGCGGCTGCCTCGGCAAACTATCCTAAGCTGTATAAGAGAAAGACCGGCAGGGGGGCCGAGCACGTTGGGTGGCACACCGACGGTAAAACCCGCATCACCATGTGGAACGACCTGAAAGAGGCGGTCAACAAACGTCTGGTGACGGTATTCAGCAAGGCCGGACTGGGCCAGTTCTTCAGTGTTGTTCACAACCCGAAGAAGGGGCACCGGCCCGAGGCGGCCGAGGGGGCGCATGACGACTACCCCACGGCGGTCGCCATCGCGTGGCAGATGAGGAAGTACGCCTACTCGCCAACCGCGTCAAGAGACCTACGAGTGCCGTCGGCCTGGTAAAAGGAACACTATGCCTGACCTGAAGCAGATGCCCGACGAGAAGCGTGTTGACGAGGCCACGGCGTATTACGAAAAGCTGTGGAAGCCTACGCACAACCAGTGGTCAGGCTACGATTCCTACTATCAGCAGACGTTCGACGTGTGGGACAAGCAGGAGTTCAAGGACCGCTCGTACCTGCGCCGCTCCCGAGGCCGCAACCTTATCGATCACGCTGTCGACTCCCAGATGACCTACCACCCGGTGGTCAGTAGGCCGGCCGTCGGAGAGGGAGGCGATGCCAAGGACAGGGCGGACAAGCTGCGGGAGGGTCTGGCGGCCGTCATTCAGGACTCCATGCTGAAGGAGATGAGCCTGCCGTGGCGTACGGCGGCCAAATACTTCACGCATTACGGCTATATGGTCTTTGAAGCCCCGATACTCGACCCCTGTCTTATGCGAGAGCGCATCGACGCCAAGAAGCGGAAGCGCAACGAGACTGACGACGAGCACGAGTTGAGGCAAAAGGACGTGCGGACGGCCGTCTTCAACCCCATTAGGATCAACGTGCCTCATCCCGTTACCGTCATGCTGGACCCGTCGGAGAAGATGCCCGACGAGGCGGTCAAGGTCGAGGTGATGCCCGCCTACCAGGTGTACGAGCTCAGTGTGGAGAAGACCAGGACGAGAAATAACGCTGAGGTCTTTCGTCTTGCGGGCCTGCCGCCCAACACTCCGATTCTGCTCCGGCACTACTGGACTCGATACTGGCACTCCGTCAAGGCCGTGGCTCAAACCACCTCGGGCACTATTCCCCAGATGCTCTGGACGGAGAAGAACCCTTCCGGCATGTTACCGTTTTTGCACGCCGCCGCCGGTTTTGGCATGGAGCCTGTCAACGGAGCCGGAGACCCGAAGTATATGGCGGTCGGCATACTGCACAGCGTGATGGACGTGCTGAAGGCGCAGGCCCAGAGCGATTCCGCCAAGCACAACCTGCTGATGAAACGCTCGTATGTGGGTATGCGAACGACCCGGGACCCGGCTGACGTGGCGCAGCAGCTTCGCGGCGGCATCGTGCAGGCGAGCGCGGACGAGATCGGCGAGCTGCCC